AGGAATATTTAAAGCACCTTCAAGTAAACCTAATCCAGCAGCACCAATTGGTGTTTCTCCTTTGCCCAAATCAAATCTTTGAACTCCAAGACCGCTAAACATATCAGTTTTTTCATCATACGCTTTGTTAAGATTTCTTAAAAACCTATTTCCAATTGACCTACCAGGCACTAATTGATTGATAGCCTTTTGTCTATAAGAGTTCAAAAATGCGTCATTTATTCCAGCCATGTCTAACCCTTATCTATTTCCACCACTAGAAGAAGCTCCACCACCAAAAGGTGCGATCTGTGACAATGTTGTGTAAGCACCTATACCTTGTAAGAATGGATTAGCAGAAGGTGTTGTTGCTTGTGTAAACGTAGACGGAATACTTGCACTTGGCATTCCTTGTAACAAGTTCTGACCTAATTGTAATCTTGTAAAAGGCTCTTGAGCTGATTGCATTTGATTTTGTCTATAAGCATCTAGTCCTGCTTGTTGTTGAGCTTGTCTCATTGCACCTAATTGACTTAATTGCGATACGTCTGCTTGACCTAAAGCCTGTTGCAGACGACCTATATCTGACGTTGTACCCGCCAAAGTTCCAAATGCCTGACCAATACCACCTGACAATCTTCCTGCGTCTTGCGAAGCCTTTAGAGCTTGTCCAAAGCCACTTGAAAGTAACTTTGACAACGTATCGCCTTTGACTTGTTGTAATCCTCTTTCAGTTTCCGCTCTTTGGACACCTTCTCTTGATCCTCCAAATGCTCCAGATCTAATTGCTGCTGCATCAGAACCAGCTCTACGCATATCAGCTTGTCTGTTTAACTGACGCATTGAAGACCGCTTGTTAGGGCTTGTTGTGCAGCAAGAGCTTGATTTGCTGATCCTTCAATGAAAGGCTTATAACTACCTGTCATTTGTTCGCCTAAACCTATTGCCGCAGAACGAAGTGGGTCCATTCCAGCAATTTGATAATCAGGCAGATTTAAAGGAGAATCTAATAAACCTGGTGTCGTTTGTGTTTCACCATCAAATTCACCGAAGCCCGTTTGTAAAAGACGTTTTTGTAAACCTTCAAGTTCAGGAGGTAATCTTTGTATATTTTCATAGGTTTGAGTTGCCATTAAGCTCTAGCCTCCAAGTTGTCCATCATATTATAGGCTCTTTGAATACCTTTTCTTTGGTTTCCTCCACCTAATCCTTTAACTGCGTCTTTAGTTAACACAAATTCACCTGCCATAAGCATAGCAGGTACATCATCTTTACGTCCAGAGCCTTCGCTTGGATCTATACCACCGTTTCTACGAGGAAAACCCATAGAACCGCCCATATTAGCATATGTTATACCACCAAGTTTACCACTAGGACCACCATAACCAAAAGGTCTTCTTTCATATTCTGATCTCATATCTTGATCTTCATCGCCACCAGCTAATAACTGCATAATTAATCCAGCAGATAAACCTTGACCTAGACCTGAACTTAAAAATTTACTTGCAATAGTGTCATCACCAATACCTAAAGCATTCAAGAAGCCACCAGAGTTACCGCCACCTGTAGTTACACCTTTAACACCTTCTGATGCAACATCAGTCGCTGTTTTTGAAATAGCTTCTGGAACTGCTTGATTACGAGCAAGTTCTTGTGACATGTCTTTTCCAATAGTTCCAGCTTTAATAGCAGCTTGGTTTGTTGCGTTTGATCCAGCCTCTGTACCAGCACCACCACCAAACATCGCACCTAAACCACCTGATAATAAACCAGCCATGATAGCATCTTTGTTTTTACTGCCACCAAGTTTACTAGCCACAGCTCCTGTCAATGCTCTTGATATAAACGGACTAACAGCAGATGTACCGAACAATTGTCCTAAACCAGCTCCAACAGAAGGTCCTGCGACTGCACTAATAGCTATTGGAGCAAGTTGTTTTAATAATTTACCTATACTCATAAGATGATATTACCTCAATTTTGTTAATACGTCTATGTCTTAACTTTTATAGTTCCATTATCATTAAATAAAGCACCAACTTCTAAATCAATATCACTCGTAGGTAAATCCGTCAAAGTAATCTTAGTGCCTCGAAGTTCACCAGGATTTTGTAATTGTACTACAAGTTGACTTAAACTTCTTACCATTTCATTAAAATATTGAACATCATATTCATCTGGTGCTAACGAAAATGTAGGTGGTGCTAATTGTCTACTCATCTATCTCCATCCGCTCTTAAATCCACTCTATTTGTTCCTAATCTCCAATTAACCTTTTGTGTCGTGCTTTCTACTCTAAGACCAAATGACCTTCCACGCAATCTTAAATGATTAAGCTCCGTGGTCGGTGTAACAGTGTTTGTTGATGTTTTAACAAAACCACCATTTGGAGATCTTTGTGCTTTTAATGAAAAAATAGCTTGTTTGTCGTTTAAAGATATATCATCATCACTGTTGTCAAAACTGACATCAGGTATCATTCTTCTTAAAAACACAAATTGATCACCGTCTTGTATGTCTATAGGACTTGATTCAATAAATGATGTAAAAGCAGTGCCATCGTTATCATTACCTTTTTCATGGTTGTAAACAAGATTACTGTCTGTAGCCAAAGGATATTGATACACTCCTCTGTCAATCCATGATGTTCTTGCTAGTGAGCCAACATACCAAATTTTTTGATCATAATTGTATATGACATATTTATCATTTTCGTCTGTACCACCATTTGCCGCAGAATTAGTAGCAGATGGATAAAACCAAAATACTTCTCCAAAAGCAGAGTTAACACCTGCAAAAACTTTATCTGATTGTGTTTCATTAAAATTTTGAAATACATGATCTCTTACAGAACAAGGTATAACTTGAACACGACCATCATAAATATAAAAACGATCATATCCCATCCAAAAAACAGAATCACCTACGGCTACTGCGGAATTAAATCCTCTTACTGTTATGGCACTTGCTAATTGATTAATACCAAAAGTAAAAGGAGGACCTATAAATTGCATACTATGAACAGATGTGTCTGTTAAAACAATTGTTTCTCTTCTAGTTTTTACTGCTGTAATAATTTCTGAACCAGAACCAATCCTCAAATCACCCGCAGTATTAGTTGCACTAGGTGTCCAAAAAAAAGGATTTTCTTGTGAGCTAAATCGAACAAGTAATCTATCTTGAACTGATGAACCTATAGGATTTGCTCCAAAACAAATTACATGACGGTCTCGTTCTGAAACAATAACTTTACGAGATTTTGTTGGTGCATCATCAGATAATTCTATTAAATTTTTTGCTCTTACATTAGTTCCAAGAGTTTTATCCCAATAAAATACAAATCCATCTCTTTCATTTAAAATTAAATCTTCTCCGAAATTATCTTGTGACCACAATCTAAGTGTTCCACCTCCTGCTGTTTCAGAAGAAGCTGATCCCCATCCATCTGCGCCCCAAGTTCCAGCACCCCAACCATTGCCTGGCACGACTGTATTGATACCTGTGTTAATTTGATACTCTGCATCTGCTGATCCAGCACTTGACAAAGTAGCAGCAGCGTTTGCAGACAATGTTATAGTATAAGTTGCTGTAGTTGGCACAGTTATGATTTCATGCTCTATGTTAAGTTGTTCATTAAGAGAAGTGTTGCCAGTATTAGCATTACTAAATGTAACAAAATCACCTATTAAAGCTCCATGAGAACCATCATTTACAGTTACTGTTGGGCTTGATGTTGATGTGGTAAAAGTTATTGCCATATTTTAATCACCCACTACAACTGTTGATTCGTTTGTAATAGAAACAGTTACGTTTCCTATTGCACTAGTTCCAAATAAATTTGCTCCAGTCGGTGGTATATCTATTGTAACTGTTCCAACTTGTCCTGTTGCAATTGAGAGTTCGCCAGAGTTTGGATTTCTTGCTAAAACAGGTACATCTTGCGATCCAAGCACAATGACAGTACCGATCTGAACAGTTCCTGCATTTCCAGATACTACAGATGTTATTGCTAGTCCATCTAAATCAAAAACAACAACACCATTTACAACTTTGCGTCTTATTGGCGTAATGTCTTTATATGATAGTGATTCTTCAATATAAAATTTTTTTTCAGTGCCTAACCCTAAATATTTATTACCTTCTAAATTTGCCCAAGAATGTAAGGAACGAGAAGAACCAAGAAAAGTATTTGTTGAGTATTTTTCCCATCCTCCTATTTTCTCTGGGTAGCCAAAACGAAATCGAACAAGATCACAATCATTCCAACCACCTTTGTTTGAATAAGATGTTGTTTCTCTATTTATTCCTGGTCTAAATTTTAAACTAGTTATTGGCATAAAAAGATATTAACTTACTTTGATAAAAAATACAATATGGTAGACTATACCTTTAATTACCTAAAAGGCTCACCAGAAAACCACGCTACTAATGAATATCTAATTCCTTTTGTTACTGGTCTAACTCTATGTACCATATAAGAGGGAAACACAATAACAGTTCCCATTTTTTCTTTAATTAAATTTTTTTCACCAAAAAATTCAAACTCTCCACCTTCATAATTTTCATTAAGTACTATGGTCATGGATAATTTTCTTACTTTTCCATGTATAAGTTCATCTTCTGGTATATTTCTTCTAGTAAATCCATTACCATCTTGATGAAAATCGTAAAAACCATTCTTTTTGTATCTAGTTATCTGCATAGCTTCACAAGCACTTATTTCAAAATTCCAATGTGCATTTATATTTGCAGTATTAAGAAAATCCCAACAAATGTTGTAAAGCCAATCATCAGAAGACCAAACTACATCTGAACTTCTTTCTTTTGTGGCTACAGTTCCTACAGCGTCTTCTCCCTTAGATATGATTCTACCTTTTACCCATTTATTTTCACTTAAATCTATTATACGTTGACATGTTTCTTTATTAAGGGCATTTTGAAAAACCCAAAACTCATATTCTGCATTTGGCACAGTTCGATTATTAATATTTTGGTCAGCTATCTGCATTTTTTAACCTCTAATATTTCCAGGTGGCATAGAAATATAAAAATGTGTTATTGTATATCTACCATAGCCCACTTCTTTTGGTTCTGTTTTCATCTTAACTGG